TCCGCAATCATCTCTGGGCTTGGAGGCAGGTTAAACCTGTCAGTAGCAGCACCATCATAACGCTGAATACCACCGCCTGGTAACATTGCAAATATGCTATATCGGAATAGCGAGGTAGAGGTTGAACCATTCTCATCATAGCCTGTAATTCTAGTACCTGGACGTAATAGTGTTGAAGTATATGCTTCTGAATTAAGCTGATTAGAGTTGTAGGCACCTACAGAATACGAAGCAGTACTAGTAAAACTCCAGTCATTGCTAGCGCTATTATAAGTGCCAAGTTGAATTTCAACAGCTGAAGTAGCTGCGCTTACATTTCCGTTTTTGGTGTTAATGCTTCGCATACCTTCTGGAAAGGTAAGTGCAACATCAACTCGTGTTGATTCTTGATTAAAGTAAATGTACTGCCAAGGATTGCCGTCTGTGGCGTTATTAACAAGTTCAACAGATTTTGCAGGAGCTTGTTCTACGTCTGAACCATATAAACTATTAAAGGTTGCTTGGTCTTCTTCTGGACGACCGTATAATGTAGCTGGCTTAGGTAGCTGCATAGGCAAACCATCGTAGTAATTTGCAATAGGGTTTGCGCCAACGCAAAGATCAGTAATTTGCAGAGGTCCAAAACCCCATACAAGCAGTAAGTTTAAAACAGTTGTATCTGTTAGTGTTTCAATATAAGGAGAAGCACCTAACATTGCTGCCATCCTAACTTTACCTAGGACAACCGGGATAGCTCCGAACTTATTAGTTTGATTGTTTGTACCGCTAAACAAATTTAAGGCATTGGCACTGCCTGGATCATTTTGAGTAGGAGTACGTATAGGCATAATTGCATTTACCAATGCAATACCTGTCATGGAAATAGCCATAGCAGCGGCACTGGCTTGCCAAGTACCAGCTGCAAAACCTGCTCCGCTTATACCTAAACTAGGAAATCCAGTTGTAGCTAATTGTGGCGCTACAATAACAACGGCAAGGACAAGAAGTAATCTAAAGGTATCGCGGCCTTCTGGCACTGCGCGATAAGCAATGGTTTGTCCTGCTTGCAAAACAGTTGTTTCCCAGTTTTCTTTGGCAATGGGAACACCGTCTACTACAACTACTAACTTTTCAGTAAATCGTGTGCTTAAAGAGTATTTGTTTTGTACAAACAATGCAAAATCTTGAACAGTTGTACCTGCAACAGTCCATTCACGATATACGCTTGTTTTTAGCGGATGTGGCATACCCACAACTTCAATTTGAGTATTCTCGCTGTATTTGTAAACACCTTCTAGTCGCTTATTCCACTTGATATTATCCAGTGATTCGACCACACTGTCGCGGCCTTCGCGGCAGTGCAAAAATTTGTTGTTGCCTACGTAAACGCCAACGTGTGCGGGTTCTCCGTAGATATTAAATAATACTACGTCTCCAGGTGCGGGAGTAGTAGTTTTGTTCCATGAGTCTTTATAAAGACTAATAGCCCTTGTGACGCTAGTGTCATAAGGGCCATTATATTCGTCAACGTAGCTTGGTAGATCAATACCTAGTTCTTCTTTATAGTAAAGACGAACTAATCCCCAGCAATCTATTCCATCAATATCTCTGCCGTTATCTTTGTAAGGCAGACCAATATATTTATTATAGTTCATTAAAATAGTCCTGGAAAGTAACCAGGTGTAAAACTAAAGCAAGGAAAAGGCTCTCTGCTTAGATTAATCATGTCTAAACTTAAGCTAATTTTCTGTGCGTCATAATTTACACTGGTAATATAAAAATCTGCGAAACTAGCTTCAACAGTATCGGGTGAGCCAGAGAGTACTAGCTCTAATAGTATTTTTGTTGGCTTTGTAATGCCTGCACGAATAGCGGCAATTAAGTCGGGTGAGGCATAATTTATTGTTATGCTACACTGACCTACGCCTGTTTCTTGTTCGCCTGGCAATGTAATTTCCATAGGTATAAAGTAGTAGTCATTGCTTCGACTTGTTACCCCATACACTATTTCAGCTTCAGTAGTTAAAGCCGGTAACCTACCAGTAAAACCGTCTGCCATGCGTCCAATAATTGTTGAGTTATCTGTTGCATCGTAAACAGTTAAAAGCATAATTAGTGCTTGATCTGTTTCCGAGCCATACATTGCACGTATGGCTTGTGGAGACAATCGGGTTAAACGACTCATGGCATTATTTCCATTTTTAAACTAGTAGACCAGAAACCTGGTGCAATATATTGTAGACTAAAAAACTCACCATTGCTGCCAGGAATAATTCTGGCATCTACTGTAGTACCGAGTTTTCTAGGATGTGGAAATGTAAAACGGCTTACACCTTTTATATCGTCTTTGATGAAAGTTTCTAATCTCTCGCATTGTGCAGTTGTCATAATAAAAGATAAGCTCATTTCATTAGGACGAGCTGCACGCCTGCGTTGCTTTGCTGGGCCGGCATCAGTTTGACTGCGGATGACGTTAACACCCACAGTCTCCTGAAAACCTTTTTGAGGTACTTGCGGCAATGTAGTTGGCCACTGAATTGGCATATATTATCTCCTTACCATTGAGGGACGCTGTCCGTAACTACCAGTTAAAGCTTGTTGAGCAGCAGAACCTGTTCGGCTAAGTTGGTCAGCAACCATGTCGCCAACAATAACTTCAATCTTACGATTGCCCTTAGAATCAACTGTTTCTGTTGTAGTTGCTTTCTCAGACGAGTAGTTATTAACAACAATGTCAACTTTACTGCCGCCATTATTGTCTGAACGGACGCCAAGATTACCATTGCTGTCACGCTTTAGGGGCATAATAGCTTCTGGACCTGCTTCACCCATTAAGCCTGCACCTTGAGCAAACCTAAATGTAGTAGGGGAACTAACAACGGAATTAGTAAATGTGCCGCCTTTGGCGAACTTCATTAAGCCTACGTCGTATACACTACCTTTAGCTGAGCCAAACAATGGAATATTAGGATTAAATACGTGTTCTGAAATCCCGCCTGTTGCCGAATAAGAAGATGTGGAGGCTGCTCCTGTAAACATATTAAATATGCCTTTTACACCACCAACACTCTTATAGCTAGCCATCATTTGTTGCTGTAATTCATAACGAATTAAGTCAGCAATCATGCTATTGATTAAGTCTTTAAAACTACCCTTACCTGTAGTAACCATTTGCACGATAGCATCTGCCATATTAGCAAAACTTCTAACAAAGGTTGCTTCGTAATTTTTCATACGATCGGTCATAGAGTATTGTAAGTCAATACTCTTTTGCTTTGCATTGTTGTTTTGATCGATACGGGATAATTCCCAGTTCCAGAAAGTATCTGCAGTAGTACGTCTTCTATCAAAAGATTCTTTGTCATAATTTTCTACGTCTTCTTTAGCTTTTTTCTCATCTTCAGCAATTTTTCTAACCGTGCTTGCATAAGTTTCATTTGCTTTTGCTTTATCATTTTCAGACTGCCTTAACAACAAGTTCAGCTTTAAAGACTTTTCTTGTGCAGCAATTTCGTCTGGATGCATTATTTGAACTTGGCTTCGTATTCCCAGTAATTCCAATTGATTATTAATACTATCCATTTCAGTATCTCTTTGCAACTGCTCTAGTGCAATTCGATCTTGAGTAAGTAGATTGATCTTTTTATACTCATTAGCAATTCTTGCTTGAGCTTGTTGTATAGTAAGAATCTGACCTTCTTTTGTCTGCTGCTCGTCTAATAACTCAAGTTGTTTAAACTTTGAGTCACGTAATTCGCCTAGAGCTGCTACGGATGCTTTGTCTTCATTTCGCTGAGCTATTGCTATTCTATCTACAACGCCAAAAATATCATCCATTAAGCCTCTTCTGGCCAATAGCTGGTCTTTGCCTTGCTTATCAGTCTCTAGCTGCAACTTGGCTGTCAATTGCGAATCACTTAAAAAATCGTAGATATTTAAAGTTAAGTCTTGCTGCTGTTTCTTTAAGTCAATTAAACGGCCGTTAGATTGCTCTAATTTTAACTGCTCATCTCTGATTTCTTTTAAGCTACCAAGTTCAATGTTGTTTTGTTCAATACGTTTTTTAGCCTCTAATGCCGCATTTGTTGCACGAGCTCCCTGAGTACTAACAGC